TAGTAGAAGGGTCCCTGACTGTTGATCGTGGTCGTCGCCCAGTTACTCGGGATCGTGAAGACGAGGTCGTTCAGTCCCGTGTTCTTGAAGTCGCCGGTGTCGTCGGTCACGCCGGAGAGGGCAGACCAGCCGCTCCCGTTCCAGTACTCCCAGGCCACGGTGTAGGTACCGACGCCCTTCGTACCCACGTTGAAGAGAACCCGAGAGAACTGCTCCGTCATGCCGATGAGGTATGCGTCGTTCGCGGCCGGCGTGGACGGGAAGAGCGTCATGTCGTTGGCCGTGTCTTCGTTGGCCTCCTTGGTCTCGTCGGTATACGACCCGCCGTCGTCGGCGATAGCGGCCTCGACGGCCGAGCCGCGCATGAGGTTGGCGAGGGCGGCGCCGATAGAGTCCACGGTGTCGCTCGCGACCGCCGTGTACGTCCGGTCGAAGAGGTCCCTCGCCCACGACGCAGTTGGGTCACTGGAGACCTTCACGCGGTAGGTGAAGCCCTCGTAGTCAGACGCGACGCCGGCCGAAATCACCGTCGCCGTAGCGCCGCTCCACGGGGAGTCCCCCGCGTCCTGGGCCGTGGCGACGCGGATGGCGGCGGCCTCCGAGTCGGCTTCGACGATCACGGCGGTACGGCCGTCTATGATCGTCGACCCGAAGGTCTGCGGTCTCTGAAGAAGGTAGAGAGCCATGGCGTATGCCTTTCGTCGTCAAATGCGGGCCGAGGGCGCCCCGGCTCCCGAGTACAGCCCGGAGAGCCAAGGCGACCAGAGCCCTCTCTGCCGCGGCTAATTAGTGATACCGTCCGCTTCCGCCAGACCGAGCTGGCTGAAGTTCGCGAGGCCGCAGTACCACTTGACGCGGGTGATCGTCTCGTCGCGAGACTCAGACTCGCCGACGGGCACGACGCGGATACCGGCGGCGCCCATGACGCTGAGGCCGGCGATACCCATGCTCCGGGAACCGTCGTCCAGGGTACCGAAGTACACGCTGGCCGTGTTGGAGCTTCCGCCCTTCGTGACGTTCGTCGGGATGTTGTCGTTCACGAAGATCGGGATCTTCCGGTACGCGGAGACCTCAGCGCCCGAGGGGAGGGTCGCGACCTCGTTGATCGCGGCACCGCCGAGACCACGGAGCAGCGCGAGGTAGCTCCGGTGGGTCCGCGAGTGCATGAGGATGTAGTCGACCTCTCCGTCCTTGTCCTTGACGAGGTCGATCCCCTCGTCGAGGAAGGCGAAGCTGAGCGGTCCGCCGTTCGTCCCGGTAGCGACGTGCTGGGTGGCGGCGACGAGGCCGGAGAGCCCCGTGAACTGGCCGCTGGAGCCGGTCCCGTTGATGAACATGTGCCGGAAGATCCGGCCGACGGTCTTGGACTTCGAGGCGACCTGGGCCACCGTCTGGTCCTGGACGTTGCTCCGGCTCTCCTGGATGAGGCCGTTGACGAACGCGTCGCCGACGATCGTGGTCAGGGAGCTCGTAACCTGCGTGAACGTAGCCGGCGCGGTACCGTCGGAAGAGGAGTCGATCGGGTTCGCGCCGTCGGAGGCGATCAGGTCGCCGACCTGGGTCACTACGGCGTTCCCGAGGGCGTTCTCCCGGTTATAGGCGAGGGCGTTCCCATCTACCTCGTCGAACGTGAGGAGCTCGTACATGCGGTCAACCGTGACCACGTTCTCGATGATTCCCGCCACCAGGAGGTCCTGGCTGAGCTTGGCGGATTCTGCGAGGGTGACACTTCCCATTGTGTAACTCCTACACTGCTAAGGGTTTAAAGTGGATCGGGTTCTCTCTGCACCGACCTGCCTCAGATCTCCCTATAGCAGGCTACCGCCGTTGGATCTCCCGCGGGCGGCGGGCGCCACACGTCTTATTGTACCACGTCCCGTCAGGACCTCTGAAGCCCAGGGAGTCCGGCCGCGATCTTCTGGTTCGCGCTCATGTCCGCCGCGCCGCGCGGGCCGCCTCCGCCGCCCGTCCCGGGACGGTGTCCGCTACCCTGCTTCGCCTCGCTCTTGAAGAGCCCCGCGTACTCCTTCGAGCCGCGCATCTCCGTTACGAGCTCCTCGACTGTCATCGGGAGCCCCGTCGTCCCGCTCATGCGGATCTCGCCGTCCGTCTTGAGGACCCGGATCGCGATCTTCCCGTCCGCCTCGATCGGCTTCACCTGCTGGCGGACGAACGGGAGGACGAGCCGCGGGTTCTCGGCCGTATCTCCAACCGCGGAGAGGGTCTCGCCGTCGACGAGCTGGGTATAGAGCTGGAGCTGGAGGGCCTCGATCCGGCCCTGAAGCCCCTGCTTCTCCTTCTCGTGCGCGGCGGTCATCTCCGTCCGCTGGGAGTCGAGCTGCTTCTCGATGTCCGCCCCGTCCTTGATCTGCCCCTGGAGCTCCGCGACCTTGGTCCCGAACGTCTTCGCGATCGCCTCGGGCGTGTCGCCGAACTCCTTCAGGGGAGAGAGGTCGGTCTGGGCCGCCTTCGCGGCGTCGATGTCAGCTCGCGCTGAAGAGAGGGCCGTCCGGGCGCCCGAGAGCGCCTCGACGGCTCCCCGCACTACTGCGTTCTCCGTATCGAGCGCGTACCCTCCGCCCTCCGCCTTCTCCTTGTAGAACGCCCTGAACGTCTCGGGTACCGCCGCGAGGTCCCGCACTTCTCTGTTACTGCCGAAATCAAACATCTGATCCTCCTGTCTCAGTTTACGATCCTACGCGCTATCTACGGTTGATCGCGCTTGCCTGCTTCTGTGCTGATCCCCGGGTACGGTGCCCGCCGCCGTCGACGGCCGTCCCGGCCTTGTTTCTTACAATCTTCCCGTTCGAGGCCTCGACTACCCTGTATTTCGATCCCCGCTTGGCGACTTTTGCCGGCACTTTCTTACACCCGCTTCCCGCGCCGCTGCGCGACGCTCTGCCGGCGACGAGCCGTAACTCGCTTGTGGTGATCCCGCTTCTCCTCCCGGGTCACGAGGTTCCAGTACGAGGAGTCCCCTCCGCCGCCGTGCGCCGGTCCCTTCGGGAACCCCCTCGTGTTTCTCTTGCCAAGTAGTCCGAGTGACATGTTTGATCCTCCGCGCTAAATGCCTAATTTTCTACATGACATGCCTATTTTACCGCACAAAGTCCCCGGGGTCGAGGTTCGCCTTGGCGAAGGCGCCCGGGTGCCTCGAGGCGAGCTGCTCGAGGGTGAACTCCGTCCCTCGCGCGTCGACGAACTTGTCGATCTTCAGCCCGCCGCGCCGGAAGAGAGCGCCCTTCGTATCCCCGAGGACCTCGTCCTGGAACGCCGCCGGCTGCCGCCGGAGGAACTCCTCGTAGTTCGTCTTCTTCGGGATCGTCCCGATGTTCTCCCGCCCCCAGTCCCGGCGGACGGCGCTGACGCTCCGCCCCTGCTCCCGCGCCATGCGACGGAAGTCAACCTCCCGGGCGCCGCGGCGCTGCGTCGTCCGGACGAAAGGGCGGTCCCCGAGGAGCGCGGTCTCGGAGATGAACGGGACCATGACCGACCGGCAGTTCGGGTGCGCCGGCGGGCGCGCTCCGGGAGGAGTCAGGGGCTCGACGCCCCTCGGGAGCGGGTTGTCGCCCACCGGGGCCACCTTCCCGTCCCGGCGCATACAGATCAGCGTGGTGCGGCCGTCGAGCGTAGAGAGCCAGCGGAGACCGTATATGACGTCTGCGTTCGCGTCCCAGACCGCGTCCCGCGCCGCGTTGGAGACGTGGTTCACGGCGGTACGGACGACGGTCTCCGCGTTCCGGCGGGTGGTCCCCAGAACGCCGTCCCGGTACCCGGCCGCGCGGGTCCCGCGGATCCGGCGCATGATGTTCGGGACGCTCTCGCCCTGAGAGTACCCGAGCTGGATCTGGTCCATTACCCGGTCCTGGTCCGCCGTCTGGAGGCGCCGCCACCAGTCCCCGAGGTTCCGGCCCTGGAACGGCTGCTCCGTGACCACGGAGCGGAGCTGCTCGAGGCTGACGGAGGCGAACTGGTACTCGATCGGGACCGCGAACTCGAGGAGCTGCTTCGCGTCCGTGGCTTCCACGCTGGCGAACCCCTGGAGGTCCTGCGTCAGGGTGCCCTGTAGGCGAGCCATGACGGCCGTCCTCGCGCGCCGGATGTCCGCCCGGAGGGAGAGGAGGCGGGCGGAGCGGAAGTCGACAGGGACCGGGAGGGCGCCCAGGCGGCGCTCGAGCGTCCGTATGAGCTCAGCGTCGCTCGCCTCGAGGAGGCTGAGAATCCTCCGCGCCTCCCCGCGGGCGTACCGCTGCACGTCTATGGCGTGCCGGAGCGCCCCGTCCTGTAGGATCTCGTTAGCAGTCGCCACGGCGATTCACTCCTCGAGCTCCTCTTCCGGGACCGGGACGAGGGCGCCGTCGCCTACCGTCCTGATCACGAGGTTCTTCGTGCAGTCAGAGAGCCGGGCGCGGATCACCCGGACGCCGTACGGGCGGAGGAGCCGGCGGGCCGTCTTCGCGAGCTCGTCCTTCACGTCCGGGTCCGTGAGCTCCTTGAACCGAAGCGTCGGCACGAGCTCCCCGGCGGCGCCGCGGCCGATGTCCCGGATCATGTCGTCGATCTCCCAGGTCTTCCCGAGGGCGCGGACGACGTCGGTGATCTCTACGACGTACGTGGCGCTGACCATGACCGCCTTCCCGTCCTTCGTCGTGAGGCTCTGCGCCGGCAGATCGACGGGGTGCCGAACCACGGGGACGAGGACGCACTCGGTAACGGCGGGCCAGTACCAGTAGATCCCGGGCCGGATGGGCTTGACCTTCCAGCGCCGGACGAACTTCACGCCGCCGT